GCTGTTGCATCCTGGTATTTAGTCGTTACTGCCGTGCTCTTCAGCGTTGCGATTGCGTCGCCTGTTGCCTTGCCATCGGCAGCCATGTTGGTGATATTCAGCGTCTTGTCAGTTGCCGCAATTCCGGCATCAACCCACGCGGATCCGTTGTAGTAATACAGATGCCCCTTGTTATATCCGGACTCATTGCCGATATAAAGATACACAAGATCTGTGTCTGTCATCTCGGCAGCTGTCGAGGCTGGACTGACGATAGACGTCTTAATCTGGTCATAAAGGTCGTAAATGGTCTGATACTCATCGGACGACTCGATCGCATCTTCCTGCACGGGGTTCTCTTCGATCTGAAGCAGAATAAGCGACGTTCCGGCAATCTCACCGTTGACGACAAGCTCGACAGTTGCGCGTCCGTCGCCGTAAGCAGCTGCCATCTGTTCGGACACTTCGAAGTAAGCGACGTGCCGCTCGGTGTCGCATCCGATCGCGCCGTTATATACATAAGTGCAATCCGGTTTGCGCACGCGGATATTGACCGCCGCGCCTGTCGGGATCGTGTACACCGCCCCGCCCTGGTAGAGGCTTGCCGCAATCACAGGAAGGCTCTTGTCGTACTGAACGATTTTGACCGTCGGCGGGAACCGGCGCTCGGTGAAGTCGGCTTTGACCGCGTGCACGATCTTGCCGGCATCCAAAGTGATAGGTGTTACTGCTGTGGTGATGATGTCCATTTGTGCGCCCTCCGTTTATAAAGCGACAGCAATGTAATTGACGTACACCGGATAACTGTTTGCGGTGTTGTTGAAGATAACGATATTAATTGCGCCCGTCGATACCGACGCCACCGTGACCGAAATACTTCCATATTGATATATAGTCGTGTTCGATGCGAGTGACGCGATGCCGATCGGAGTCGACCTCAGTGATTTACCGAACGTGGCTGTGACTGTCTTCGAGCTATATGACGATACGGTTGTATTAATTGTTCCGGCGGCAATCTGATTGGTCGAAATGCGCTCGGAAATCGCACTCGCCACCGTCGCCGGTTCCATGTTCGTGCCTTCCGTCAGGTTTGCGCCTGCTGCGATTGCACGCTTGGCGATGTGCATGACACCGTCATAAAAGAAGATATCGCCCTTCGCGTAAGCGTGTTCGGAAGAATCACCGCTTTCGCTGTTCGCAACATTGTCGCTCAGGTCAATGACCTTTTCGTTCAGAACGCGCCCCTGCGAAGCATCCAGAACGTCTCCGGCTGTCTCGGTGGTGAGGTTGTTCTGAATGGTCGGGTTGCCGACCTTGGAAAAGTTCAACTTATAAGTTGCGTCACCTGAGTCAATCGGCAGATAAAACCCCGCTTCTGGCGTGGTCATCTCTTGCAGTTCATGAATTTCCATTTAATAACCTCTCTAACCGTTCAAGCCGTGCTTCGAGTTCATCGATACGCTTCTGCTGTTGCTGAACCTTCCTTATAAGTAACATTGCAATCTCGGAATAGTTCAGGCCGAGATAGTCGCTTTGGTGCGACACGATGCCGCTGTCTTCTATGCCCAGATCGTCGAGCGCTTTCTGGACGTCCTGCGCAATCAGACCGACGTGAACGCCGTTGTTTTCTTCTTTCCACCGGAAGGTTTTGACATCCAACTTGTCAATTAGTCCGTCAAGCCGTTCGTCGTACTCGACGACATCCTTCAGCCTTGCATCCGAACGCTGGGTCACCGTCTGAGCGCTGACGGTCACGTTCACATATACGCTCCCGCCGATGTAATGATCGAAGCCAGATGGCACCGAGTGCAAATAACTCGAAACGACCATGCTGTTGCATAGTACTGTTATCTGGTTGCCGGCATTCATGCTGACGTTACTTGTGCCGTTGTTTGTGTAGCCTTGTATATATGGCCCGGATGTTTCATCAGTTAAATAAATATAGTTGCTGTTAAGATAAAGATGATGCGACAACAATACCGCGCTCATCGCGTTCGATATCCTCAGATAGCTGCTGACGGATTCGTCACGCGTGTTGTATATGCCGAGCGCAACTGTTCCGTTCACATCGAGGTCATCTCCGTCAACGACACCATATAAGCCAGGGCCGAAGCCATAAGTCTGACTGTATACGGACAACAGCCGTCCGACAACCTTGTCTTCGATGTCCGTTCCGGATGCATCCTGTCCGACTCCCAACAACATGTTACCGCCAGCAATACGGACAAACGTCTGATCGGTTGTATTTTGGAAGCGTCCAGAATCGAGATCCCAATAACTTTCTGAGTTGTTCGCCTGCAGCAGGCCAGTGCGGATCCTGTCCGCGCTCATCGTGCCGGCAGTGATATAGTCGGCGAAGAACGTGCCGTCAATCGTCCATGCGCTTATAAACGGCCCATTGATGCCATTATGCGAAAAACCAATACCGGCAGCATTCATGCGGATGACGTTTGTCGCTCGCGTGGTGTCATCTGAGTCCATGATATAGATCTCATCGGGTGCGCCTTCCGCATTCGTGTGAATGATTACATGACTTCCGACATTGCCGTGGACAAGGTCTTGTGTTGCACGCGCAACCGACTTTTCGAGCACGGACTTAAAGCCCTGCGAAATGATAATGTCGGTGTCGGCCTGATTCAGGAGGATGTCGGCAAAGCTTTGCTGAGGCTTGCCGAGCTCGACAGATGTATATCGTTCAAGCAGTGAATCGTAAACGGTCTTAATGACCTTCTGCTTTGTCTCGATGCCAAGCGCCGAATAATAAACGCTCACCGTGTCGCAAAGATTGACCTGCTGAAGTGGCGCAACGCTCTCATATCCGCCCATTTGCCACCATTCAACGAAGTCGACCTTCACGTTTTCACTGGGTGCCCATGCGTCGGAATCCTTCAGGCGGTTGTACGCTGCGTTGGCAAGCGCTGATTCTGACGGCGGGTCGGTAAACTCCGACGACATGTCCATTGTGACCATGCGCGGCTTCACATAAGTAAATTCGAGTATATCGCCGCCTTCCGTCGTGACGTTCAGCCCGCCGGCAGTGAAGTTTGACGTTGTTCCGGCGCCCTTACCAGACACGACCACCCATTCCGGAATAGTAACGACCGTTTCACCGTTCGTCCAATACGGAACCGCTGTGTTGTATCCTTCGCCGTCGTCGATTTCCTGTTCGACGTTCGTCAGGTTCTTGCCGTAACGGATCGTTATCGGCTTCTCAGTGCCTCTATGCAGATAGAAGTAAACGGTGAACTTATCGAACTTATACTCACCGGTGCCGAACACATCCAGAATGGATCCGCTCGTACCGCCCAGCAACGACCGCACGCTTGCCGGTGTCAGAAGCTTGAAGTCAGCCGTCACGCTCTTGTCGGAGTAAAACTGGAACGGATTTGTGGTGATTGCTTCCGTCCGGAATGCCGCGAGCGTTGACTGGCAGGTGTACGCCTCGAAAGGCCGCACGATTATATTGTTCAGTCTGTACGAAATATGCCGAGCGTTAAATGTGACAATGCCGTCGATCGGAGCCGAACGCTTGTATACGTCAAATGGCTGCGGAATGCGGGTGTCGTCGTGCGTGGCATAAATGACACTGCCCAGCTCGATGTCGGAATAGTGCTGACCGGTTATCGGATACTTCAGCTCACACTCGAATATTCCGTTCCGCTCTTCCGTGACTTCGCACGACACACAGTCCGCAAGCCGCCCGATGCCGTTCGAACGAAATTGCGTTTCTTCAGCTGAATATAAGATTGGAATCATAACGTCCACCACCTCGGGGTGATTTCGACTCTAGTCACACCTGACAGCGTTACCGTGTTTTCGCCCGCCGGAAGCACCGGGAAATCATTGTCCGACAGCTCGATGCAGTCATTCTTCGACACGGTGCCCTTGAAGGCTTCCATGAGAGCGCAGTCGATGTCTGTGTACCCATCTGCCGACGTGATCGTGATTGTGGTGCCTCCGAACGTGACTTCGCCGGCGCCGTATACCCTGAGGAACGGCTGAGCGTCGAACGATGTCGGGTTCACGATTGCGCCGGATGCCGTCAGCGTCGTCATGGTGTCGCCAGATGTAAGGAAGCGCTGAGGCCGGCAGTTGAATACCAGGTCAAACTGTCCCGCGTTCAGTTTTGCCACCGGCTCGACGTCGATCGGCCCACGGAACAGCGCAAGCCGGTATTCGTCCGGGTGGTAACTGTCTTGCAGTTTGCAGTAACCGATCTGCGACAGTAGGAACGCACGAAGCGCCCCCAGCTGCCGCTTGAAGTCCTTGTAGATAAATGCCGGATACGTCACCTCGATGTTCGACAGGCGTCTTTCGTTGCCAATCAGCGAACCATTCCGCCCAGGTATCGCAATCTCGGAATACTCACGCTCCGGAGCGTTGAACGTACCGCTTCCGGTGATGTACACCCCGAAATCGCGCAAGTCCACGCCGTTGAATGTCAAGTAATTACGCATAGACCGCCCCCTTCTGCCGCTGGACGGCTGCAAGCCTGCGCTGAACCGCGTCCGCGATTGCGTTCACGTCCTGCCCGGGCTGACTGTAAATGTTAATGATTGTATCGCCACCGTCGCCGACAGCCGCGCGGATATCGCGCATGAGGTTGTCGTGACCATATACCATTTCCCCGCCGGAGCCGTCGCCGAATCCCTTGTAGCCGGATGGCGTCTGCAACACGGTCGGAGAACTGAACATCATCGGGTTGTTGTATGCCTTCCGATACCATTCAATCGACAGCCTCGGAATACTGAAAAAGTCGCCGATCTTCTTCCACTTTACGGAGATATGCGGAAGTTTGATTTTCGGTAGCTTAATCTCGAACTTAAACGCCTTCTTGATGTTTCCAACGATGTCGCCGACGAAATCCATTGCTTTGTCGAGCGGCGTCTTGATCACGGTGAAGATGTTCTTAAACGTGTTCCCGAGCGTGTTCTTAAATCCACTCACGATGCTTGCCGCACTCTGAAAGCCAGAAGACAGCGTGCTCTTCATCGTGTTCCAGGTGGTCGACAGGTTCGTCTTCATGGCGTTCCAGGCGCCTGAGGTAACCGACTTGACGGTGTT